CATATTTCTGCTTGCCGCCCCGCGCCCGAATGCCTGTGCTTGTGCATATCCAGTTATCAAGAATAGATGCGCCACCAGCTTGTGGATTTGCAAGGCTATCGTCCAACACCCAACCGCGAATAGGGGCTGGAAAGGAAAATGGTTGTGCTTGTGGCTTTGGCGTGGGTTCATCCCCTGAAAACTTATGAACAGGTGCGCGTTTTTTTGGCCTAACAATCATAAACGGTTCCGATCATCGAAAGACGCCAAGTCAGCAAGCCCCGCCTCATATTCGGCTTCGTAATCGGCATAATCCATACCCTTTTGACGACGCCACCGAACTATTAAACCTTTGAGCATTAGCGTTTCGTCCACATTTGACGTGTCGCTATCCGCAGCCCAAGCCGCCGTGCCGTTTGAACACCACAGCTTAGTTTGCGTTTCCACCGTAAGGGTTTCTGCATTTGCCAAATAAGGCCATAGCGTGACGTTATTGCCCTCAAGCAGGAAGTATCGCGGCGTACCTTCTACAGGCGTCAGTGACCCCCATTCAGCACGTGTAAGCGGTCTAACGAAGGTTGTGCCGACAACCATTCCAATGCCTGCCGAAATGCGTGAAAAGTTTACACCTAGCGCGTGTACCTTGTTTGTTCCATCCCCAGTAAGGGTGGCGGTTGTTTGTAATGCGCCCCAATCAACACGCCGTGCTAATTCTTCGCCTGCAAGGTTTGACATTTCAATCACCTCATCCCATTCCCTACCAGGTGATGAAATAACAACGTCAGGAACAGCCATTCCCACATTTTTAGCAAGCCCTTGGGCAATCGTTAATAATGTCATGGCGTTACCCCTTGAACACGAACTCTTGCGCGTGAATACCGCGCCCGCTCATCGTCAACTTTGGCTTTATTAATTGCGTCGGAAAGTAGTGAAGCCATATCGCCCACCAACTCCCTGTCACGCATGTATTTTGCAGCCTCTAAAGAAACGCCGTAAAGGTAAATCATAGGGTACTTAGCAAGCATCCAGTTTGTTGTTGTCATGCTCGTTGTGAGTGTTGGAACGGAAGCATAATAATCAACCAGAACGTCAGTGTCAGTGCCGTGCAGCGTCAAGTTAGTACCATCTACCGCGTAGTAGCACTGGTTGAGCTTTGCCGCCTGTTGCGATTGCTGAACATATTCAACACCCGCCTCGGTAAACACGCCAATCATCTCAACGAAATCCGTAGGCAATGCCACCGAACCACTTGCCAAGGTTAGAGTTGTTTTATTTATCTGTTCCCGCAAGCGTAATTCGCGGTTAAAGTCAGCCTCTGCCATAAGCGTCAGGCGCGGGATAACGTCCGCAATATCTGGCCTGCCGACCTGTTCAATAACAGCGGTGCGTAAATCAAGGAAGTCAGCGAATACAGTCATAGCCACGCCCACGATCTGCCGATTTTAATATCGCGCACTGCGGATCGGGTGATGCCGAGAGCAGCAGCAATATTGACCTGTGTTGTGGTTCCTATCATCAGTTTGACCTTTCTGGCTGTGGCCTCAGTCATAGATACATTTCCGTTTTTCTCACCATTAGCGATAGTCCCATGTATTTGTTTATCGGCACAGTTTTCCTTTTGTGTTGCCCATCTAAGATGTTTTGGGTTCACACATCCAAGGTGGCCTTTACCGCATGAATGGGCGCAATTATGTAATTTCGTTGGGCAAGGGCCATACACAGATTCACAGACAAGCCTGTGGGCCATCAGTCGACGCCCTCCAACTTTGTGCCTGCCGTACCCTTTAGGGTTCCTCTCAAAAGGCCACATTATGCACTCGGATTCGTTAAGTCTTAACGCCACCTTATCGAGAAATATTGCTGCATCACCGTATCGGTTTAACTTCTTCATAGGGTCGCCATGCTTATACCATCGCATGTAGTGCTTTCCACACCAGCCTCGCCCCTGAATCGGGTTGTTACAACCTTCAGTTTTACATTGCCTAAACAGTCCCATCTTTAGTCCTCCAAGCCCGATTATCACTATCATTCAGCCATTTAGAAATATGCTTGTCGTCGCCCTCTCTTGAGGCTTGCCCAAGCTGGTCGTAAAACACATTCAGGGGAATTGACGCTATCTGGTGATAGTCACCCTTCCAGTTAGACTGCCCAAGGTTTCGCTGTGCTTGGTTTATATCTACCGTGGGCTGCACTGGATAATCCGTGCGGTGTGTTGTTGACCCATCAGGGTTGCGAATTTCCCAAACCTGTCGGCCCGTTTGCTGGTCGTAGCTAAACAGTTCCCAGTCACCGTCACGAATACGCATTTATTTAGCTTTCTTTGGGGCTTCTTTAACCCGTGAAAGTGAGCCGTTCTCGACGCCGTCCATTGCTTGATCAACGGGAAAATCAACGTGTGTTCCAGCAACTAAGCGAACTCCATCCTCATTCCATCTGTCGCGCATAATTATGCATTTGACCGTATTAGCCATTGTGTAACCTCATAAATGTATTGGGGGTATGGGTTGGCAGGGCCATTACAGCCCTGCCAGTTGGGATTAGGTAGTCGCCGTTAAGCCGAACACGTCAGCAACAACACCAAGTCCTTTTTCGTTGGTTGGGTTCAATTCACCCTCGCCAATAAGAACAAACTTTTCAGCATCGCCAGTTTTGGCAACTTTCTTGTCCTCGTGGATTTTATCAAACCAACCCCATTTCAGATATTCAGGGTCAATCAAGAACACATTACGTGCTTGCGCAGCCGCGTTAGACATCACGCGATTAGGGTGAATAAACACCTTACCGTGTGGGCCTTCATACACATCGGCATTTGCGACAATGCTGTTGTTCTTGCCGTTTGATGCCGCGTAACGGAAAGCCGCCACGTTGCTGTCAGACATGAACGTAACAAACACCGACTTAATGTAAGACGAGCCGTAAACGTGTTTGAAGTTTGCGCCGTTCTGATAGCCAGATTGCATAGTGCTATCCAACAAAGTCTTGGTGAATGTACGCAATGTGCCGTTAGTCGGAGCAACAGTTAAGCCTGTGCCGCTATTAAAGCCACCGTTAGCACCACTGCCGCCCCGTGAAGCGTTTGTTTCAATCCAGCTCGATAGCGAACCACTCCTACGAGTCGCACCACCAACAGAGGCATTCGCTGCAACAATGGAATATTCCACGTCTTTACGAAGTTCGATGCCCTTTTTAAGCTTTTGGCGTTTAACCTTGGTATCGTTGCCCGCCTCTTTGGTTTTATTCTGAGTACGTGAAATAATACCGTCCTTGCGCATGATTTGTGTGTAGTTCCCCACACGCACTGCGGGTGTAGTAGCACCGAAGGTGTAATCATCGCCCTCAAGTTGGATGTTATCCCCAGGTGCCGCAAGATCGTCGGTTGACCATTCTGGATGTGTCCCATCAACTTTGATTTTTTCAATCATTGAATAGATGGGCGTATCTTCGGGCGTAATGCGGGACACTACGTCTGAAAGAGTTTCACGATTTACCGTAGCACTCGTAGTTTGGAAAGTATTTGTAACAACAGTCATTTTATTGACTCCTTATGATGAGAGATTAATCAAAATCAATCGCCATTGCGTCTTGCAGTGACCCTGATTTGGATAGTTTCCGCATCGCTGAAGCATTCCCGCCGCCCCTATTTGCACCTTGCCCACGTTTGCGCGGTGCAACTGGTGGTGCTTTTTGGGCTTTTACTTTTACTGCTACCTTTGCCTTTTGAGCCGCCATGCCTTCCTTAGCTAATTGCGCTAGGGCGAACATACGGTGATCCGTCATACTGTTAAGTTCAGCATCCGTAAAACCGATGTGATGGGCTACCGTTTGAACCTCAGAGAAAAACTTCTGCCTACCCTGTTGGGTTCCCGTTTCAGGGAATAAGGCTGCGAGTTTTTGATTTTCATCAGCCACCAGTTTTTGGTGGTCATTGGTGTTCATTCCTTGGCTTACATTCTTGGGTGTTTCCCCAAGCTCTATAAGCTTCTGAACCTGTGCAAGAGCCGCGTCATACTGGGCTTTTTGTGCCGTGTATTGATTTGGATCACGTAACGCCAAAGACGTGTCGGGTTCAGGTGGAATTATGGTAGATAGGTATTCAACAAAAGTATTGGTTATGCTTTCAATACGTTGCGCGTCCGCTTTCACCGCGTCCCTGTCGTTTGACAGTTCTTGCGACTTCCGCGTGTAATCAGACTGCCTAAGATTGCCCTGTTCGAGTTCATCCATGTGCTTCGCCAAACGCGGGGTTTCCGCTTTAAGCTTAGTAATGAAATCCTCAAGGGGTTCTTCTTCGTCGGCCTGACCTTCGGCTTCTTGTCCTTCAGCCTCTTCACTGGCTTCGGCCTCATCCGCCTCATCGTCGGTTTCCTCTTCGCTTGGCTCACTATCGTTGTCCTGATCTTCATCAGGGTCGTAGTAGTCAAGTTCGTCGGAATTATCGTTGTCTGAGAGTTCGACGTTATCAGTCGGCCCCTGTTCGAGGTCGGTGTTGGTTTCGTCTGTCATTGATTTGCCTTTCGGCTCTTAGTGTGCGCCCTGCTTATGCGGGTGCGCCCTTCCGTGTGCGGATGCTGTCAATCTTAGACTGACAATCGCTTCGGATGGATCGTGCGGCCTGAACGCGTAGCGCGCCCAAATGCCGTGTTTCGGTGTCTTGGGCATAAATCATCTGTTCAATAGCGTTTGATTCAATGCCAGACAGTAATTCTTCAAATAAGGGGTTTGCTTGCAGTTGTTCTGCAAGTGATGCACGCTCTTTAGGTGTCATTTTACTATCCCTATGCAGCCATTAAGAGAGCGACTATCGCGTCATCTTCTTGCTGTCTTATTCGTTCAAACGCCATGCTTTGGGCTAATATCGCCTCAAGTTGCGCTCTAATTTTGTTTATGTCGTCAAAACTAACTTGAGCCGCCGTAATCGTGACAGGCTGTAAGCCGCTTGTTTCAACAAAACCAGCAACCAACGGATTAACCGCCACAGCCTTGATTTTAGCCGTTGCCTTGCGTTTGTTCTTTCTGTTTGGTCGGGCCTTTGCGTTCTCGATCGCTTTTAATGCATCGCCTACGCTGTCGTATATTTCGCCTTTAACCGATTGGCGTATTACCTTTTTGGATGATGTGTGGCTCGGTAGGTATATACCGCCGCGACTTGGTACGTCATCGCCAACCGCCTCAACGCCAATCGTTGCTGGATATGAAGTTAGGGTTAACTCTACAACATTGGCCGCAATTAAATTGCTAACACCCACCGACACGGTTGACGGGTAGGTCGTTAATTGCAGAGCTTCGGTGTTCGCAGTTACATTGACATCATTCGCAATGCTTGCCGCATTTGTTGTTAGCGTCAGGGCCTCTGTTGCGGCACCTACATTAAACTCATAGCCTATTGTTGCCTGTAGTGTTGTTAGTGTAAGGGCTTCTACATTAGCTGCAACATTAATGTCGTTGGTAATCGTTGCCTGTAGTGTTGTTAGTGTAAGGGCTTCTACATTAGCTGCAACATTAATGTCGTTGGTAATCGTTGCCTGTAGTGTTGTTAGTGTAAGGGCTTCTGTGCTGGCCTCTACTTCTACATCACCGCCAGCTTGGTATTCCTGCCAATATAATAAAATAGACATGCGTTACCTCACGCCGAATAGTAAAACACCAATCACCCTATCGGTAGCGTCTGTAATTGAGCATTGGCTACGCGCCGATATTCTTGCCCCAGACGCCGCACCGCTCATTTTAGTCATAATTGGAGTAGCATACGCGGATTGCTCCGCGACACTGTGCCTTAATGTCGCGTCAGCCGCATATATTGCTTCGGATGAAGCCGCGCCTGTTGCCAAATCTGCTAAAGTCCACGCGAACCCCATTGCTGAGTTCCAATTAGTATTAAGCATAAATCCAAAATAATCGTAAGTATTGGCTAGGCTATCACCGTTTAACACATTGTTTGTGTGACTTGTTTGGCTTATTTCCGTATATGAACCTTTAGTATTTGTTGTACCCCCTGGGTCAACAGGCACCCACTTGCCATATTCAGCACTGGCGGCAAGATTAAACGGGCCACATTCAAAGGCTGTATAAGTCGGCTCTGCGTCGAAGTCAGCAGATAGCACCCCGATAATCTGCCCCCTAAGTGAACTACCGCCCTCCGCAGTTGCCGATACCGATATTCTAGTCCCAGATGCAATAGGGATTGGAATAAAAATATCAATTAGCGGAACACTTCTTGAAGTTGTCATGGGAACAGTAGCAATTCGAACCTCGGATGAAGCCGCACCTGTAGCTACAAAAAATATACCCGCTGGCGCACTTACACCTGTGTCAGCTAAATAAGTTAGGTAAAACCCAGCCCAATCTGCTGCTGTGCTGTTTTCTACCTCTACCCATGTCATATTGCTTTCGGTGAATGGTGCCGCTACTCTTGTTTGTGGGGCAAAATCAAAGCCCTTACTATTGGCTGAAACAACTGGCTGTGGATCATAATTTGCCATACTACCAACCCATTATTTCTGCCGCGCGTTCAGGTGTTAAGATAACCTCCGCCTGTAGAAAGTTCATACCCATAACGATTGTGGGGTCTGTAGCGTCGATATACTTCATTAACTTAACCCGATCATACCAAGCTTTTGCCATGCCGTTAGTGCGGGCTAAATCTACCGCCGCGCCATGTTCTTCAAGAGTGAAGCGGTCAAGAAATTCTTCAACGCTTATCCGCTCTTTAGGCACAACTATCGGCACATCAAACGTAAGAGAACTAGAGTTCCAGTCCATGGTTGTTTTTTCTGGAAACGACTTTTTAGCAAGCCCCCTAGAAGCAAGCTCAACGTCGCTAGGCACTTGTGAACCTTGCCCTTTTAATTCGCCCGTAGCTTTATCATAAACTGCATACCAAGTCATATTAAACCTCCTATGCTTTAGTTAATGTTGCGATACCGCTTGCGTTCCATGTGATTGTTAACGCGCCAGCGACCATATCTACAGGGCCACCCAGTTCAACATATGCAAATGCAGGGTCGCCCGCCCGCGTGTCGTTATAAAGCAACGCCCAATAAGCATCTGTGTCATTGCTTGCGTCTGCCGCCCACGTTGGGTTTGTAGAACTGTCAACCGTGCCTACGCCGCTTGTTTGGGTGTTAACCGCGTCCCATGTGCCCAAGGATGTACCACCAGCCGTATAAGTGCCAGCCGCCGTTACTTCAGTATAGTCAGCCAGTGCGGGGGTTGTGTCCCCTGCTGTGGGTGCCGTTGTATTGTCCAATACTGCACACTTTATGTCGTCAGAGGTTGCCCACGACGCGAAATAATCGAACGTCGCGGCCTCGTCAAACCATACGATGTCACCTTTTGCCATTGTTTAGAATCCTTTAATTAACTGGCGCAATGCCTGTAATGTTGCCACTTTCATCGCGCACAACTTGTTTCGGGGCATTAGCCGCCTGGGCAGATAACGCCATAGCTTCCGCTAACGAATTAATGCTATTCAGTATCGCCTCGTTAGGGTCTGGACGTGCGGCAATCACGTCGTTCATATTCTCGACGTCGGCCCCGCCTTCAATCTCTTCTGCATTGGCTGTTATTTCATCAACTCCTGCACCTACGGTTTTCAAAGCCTCAAGCCTAAACTTGCTGCCCAATTCCATGCGCTTCATGTGTTCCTCATGCGCCCGCTTTTCACGGTCAGAAATCAAATCAGCCTGTAGTTGTTCACGCCTTGAAATAGCTTCACGCTCTGCATTAGCTGCGTTGGTTTGTAAGTCAGCCTCCATTTGTGCCGCTTCTTTATCGCGGGCAACCTCGGCTTGCATTTGTGACTTCTGGTTATCAGCTTCCAATTTGGCTTGTTCTAACTGCATTAGAGATTGCATCTTAGCCTGTTCTAATTTGGCCTGAGCCTCGAGTTTCATTTCTTCAGGGTTTGGCGCATTCTTAGCCGCTTCAAAAGCCGCCTTAACCTCTTTTTCATCTGGCTTGGTAAAATACAGGCTTGGCGTTTTAAGGCCCGCCGCCTCAACCATTTTGGAAATCGTATTGTGTAGATTGTCAGGCTTGACAAAGGGGTTATCTTCACCAAAGCCAGCTATGATTTTTTCCTGTAGGGCAAGAATGTTTGTCATCATAGCCATATCGCGTTCACGGGTTCCTGCACCAAGGCCTGTATTGACCGTGCAATCCATTTCCGCATTCCAGTGGCGCGGATCTACTTCAACCCATTCATCCCGCAACCGAACCGTTCTAGGTACGTCTTGGTGACGAATAGTAAGTCGTAAAAGCCCGCGAAAGAAGTTACGCAAGCCAGAGGCCGCTGTTTTAACCATTAATTCCGTTTGACCGATTGCCGCTTGCTCAATCATTGATGAGGCTGTCGCTGTCATATTTTGCAGTGCATCAGGTGCAAGGCCTGCGGATGCGTCCGAAACGCCCGTTCTGTTACTCGCCTCTTGGTCAAGATATTCCATCATTCCAAAGGATTCTTGAGCAACGAATGGCACTGTTGAATAGTTTAGAGCCGTGCGAACATCTGTTCCCTGCTTAAACCTGATAGGTAGACCAAATTCAGGGTTTAGAACCGCGTCCATGTCTACAATCACACCCTCTTGAACAGACGGTTGCGGGTTGTTCTGCCAGTATAGATTATCCAAGGTTTGACGCAGCAACACAGTCTTGGTGCGCTGCAAGTCCATTAAATCATCGGCTAGTGAAATGCCTTCCCATTGGTGGGGCTGTTCCATAACTGAAACGTCACAATACTGAACGTCATCAACTTCGTCATCTTCAAGCAGGTTTGTTTCAGCTAAACCGCCCGCAAAACACATATGGCGCAATTCGGCAATTCCGTCACCATCCTTGTCAATGCGGATATACAGGTCATAATAATCAATAAGCTCGTTAGCCATTTCGGCTTCACTTGTGTCACCATCCACATCGCGCCGCGCATCCCTTTCGGTATCGTCAGCATCGGCAATAGATAGCTTGCTAACCATATCGCGGTCATAGCCCATTGCGACTAGATCGCCCCTTCTAATGCTGGTTTTTTCACCAACTACTAAGCTATCTTCAAGGCTTACTGCGTCGGGATGAATTAAGAACCGTTCACGTGGTACAGCCGAACATAATATCTTTTTGTCCATTGATGTTTTGCGTATCTTTGCATCATGTAGCAAAACAGGTGTTTCTTGGCTCTCTTGTTCAACAGTGTCCTCGTATTCGCTGTGTTCCAGCACCTCAACGTCATCATCAGATGCAAGCTGTGCGAAGGCGTCGTCTGTTAGGCCCGTGTGCTTACTAATCTTGACCGTCTTACGCTCATCATGCCACCACTTCAAAATTCCATTACGCAACAGCAAAGCATCGTGTAAGGCGTCGTGAATAGCATCGCGTGCGCCCGCCTCGGCTAGAATTATGTGATTAACGTAATCGGTTGATTGTGCCGCGCCCTCTTCATCATCCTCACTGACAGGCTGAAATTCAACAACCTCATCAGCGTTTAGAAGCGTGCGCATTAGTGACGGTAAAACCTTTTTTATGCTTGTCCGCACATCGCGAGTTACCATCTTCGAACGCCCTGTATCTGAAGGCGTGTCTTTCATTTCCCCTTGGTAATACTCGATAGCACGCAAGCGGTCTTTTGAAAGGGTGTCCGCGTGCCGTTCAGACTCGCGCACCATATCTGCAATGATGGAAATAGTTTCCATTAAATAACCTTCCTGCGCTCAAACTTAGGTTCTTTGGACTTGCCTTGAGGCATTTCATAAGCAACAGCACCAAGCCCGAAGGAATCAGCACCGTGCGACGCCCAATCGTGGTTTGGCCCCAAGCCAATGCCGCGCTCGTCGTCTCGTTTTTCGTGATACCAGCCGATAGCATCTAAGCCCGCGCTGCATTTATCTTCATTAAACCACATTGACGGGAATAGACGCCTTGCAGCCTCTACACGCTTCATCGCGGCCCCTGTGCCTTGGTTGGCTATAACTTGAACCTCAAACCCAGCCTGTCCTAATGCGCTTTCATATGATACGTCGTGGACCCTGTCGTTTGTGGCCCCGTCGTGAGGTAAAACACACATTGCGCTGCCATATCCATTTTCACGTAACCACGTTACATGTGTTGCAAGCGGTTGGCCTTGGGCCTCGTAGTAATCAAGCCACCTTATTTCGCGCCCAACAAACTGTGCTATCCATATTGCACACGCATCAGCCTTTGCACCTGTGCCACCAATGTCCCAGATTGCTCTGGTTGTCATAAGTGGGTCGCCAGCTACATGGCCTATTCTGTTTTCAGAACGCGCGACTGATATAGCCTTTGCAAAATATGCGCCTTCATTGACGGTTACAAACTCACCTTCCCATATGTGGGGATAGTGGTCTGGACGCTTAGTAAAATCATTTAACCGCTCTTGCTCAAGAACGTCTGGAAACTTTGGATTGTCGCGCCAATTAAGTTCGACAATCTTTGCCCCATCAGGCGCATCGCATCTAAATCTTAAGTGTGTTGGGCTGTTCTTGCGCTCTGGGTTCCATGTTACCCAAATCTCTGACTCGTGTTCCCGTACCGTTGGAACTAACTTGCGCCATGCAATTTCACTTACTGGCTCGGCCTCATCTATCCAACAAAGAAGAATACGCGCCTTAGATTTTAAGCTGTCAATGTTGTGACGCATTCCTGAGAAAGTAAATTCAACCTTACCGTCCACCGTGCGTATGTATTTTTTGCCAATGTCATACCAAGTTGACAAAAAGGCGTCTGCTTCGATTGCGGCCTTAACCTCTGCGAATGAACTTTCATCAAGCGAGTTCATAAACTCACGCGCGCAAAGAATAACACCCGGTCTATTAGCCTGCGCACATCTTGCGCCGTGTACTGCTGCCATTGTTGCAAAACTTCGAGTCTTACCGCTGCCCCGACCGCCATATGCGCCCCTGTAACGAGCCTTGCCCTGAAATACAGGTATAAGCTTAGGGGGTAGTCTAATCGTTGGGTTCATCAGCTTCTAAGGGTGCTAAGTGCATTTTTTCGAATGAGATTGGGCCACCATCAGGGCCGCTTATCTCTTGTGTGCTTGTCGGTGTTCCGTGCGCCCTATCTTCGCTGTCTTTCATCAATCGTAAGGTGTCACTCCCCAACAAGCTTAATGCAGTCCCTGCCGCGTCTGGATCATCTTCTATGGCCTTGCGAACCCTTTCCGTCATATCGGAAAGCATAGCATGACGAAGATTAGCTGCCATTTCGGCGGCTTCATACTCTAGGCGTCTTTGCTCTGATGTCTTTCCGCCGCTACTTTTGTTGCCTTCTTTGAAGCGTGTTTCTGGTGATGGGTTGGGGTTTGCCATACGTTCAGTCCAGTCCCTTTCGGGTTGTTGGCCTCCTGTTATGTGTTGATTTGTTATGGTTTGTGCAATCTTTTCGGTGTCTACCGTGTGTAAAACGTAAGGTTTGTAACGATTTATGCTAGTTTACGTTATGAAAATAAGCTTTTTACTGCGAACATAGACGCAGACTGACAATCAATCATCGCCTTATCCTTAAGCGGGCCGTCTACGCAGTTGTTGCCGATAGCCTCCGCCAAAGTTTGCGCCGCTGATTTAATGTTATCAACACGCTCATCATTTGATGGGTTAAACGCTTGGTTAACATAACCCTCATCTTTTGAGTTTACTGTATTCTTCATTTTAAACACCTCTTGGATTTGTTTTGTGCTAGTTTACTGCCCGTACAACCTATACATCCGCTCACAATGGCGGGGTTTGAATGCAAAGAAGTCGATAAGCGCGATTAAGCCCTCATATATTAACTCTTTGCTTGCTGTGTCTG